TTAGTCCTCTCAATGTAGAGGGTGATCTCGTACCATTCTGATTCAAGTACCGAGATGTACCTTCTTTGAGGGCCAGAATTGGTGAGGGGGTCAGAGGCAGATTCGTAGTAGTGAAGAATGTCAAACACGCGTAGGAAGTGCTGGCTTTTCGGGACCTCGATACTCCAGGGCACTTGAACGCGGACAGAAACACGGGAAACATTGTAGATAATGTAGTCGCCTTGCCTTTCTTCAATGTCAAGAAGTAGGCAGTAGCCAAGGTCGGTTTTTGGGACCATGACGCGACGGGTTAGGTAGGACTTCCAGGCCTCATAGTCCTCTTGGTAACCATTTCCATCATCACCTCGAAAGGTGAGTCTGGCGACGGTGTGGACTGGCTTATCCCAATGGTTGGAATTGCACCAGGCGGCAAGAGGGTTTGCGAGGGGCTGGTTGGGAATCAGTTCCAGAGTGTAGGTTGGGTCCTCCACCATCTCTGGGAACACAAGCCGGGTTGGGCAGAACATGTAGCCGGTTGCCACAGTGACTCCGGTGGTTTCAAAAATTTTGAACCACGTTTCGTCATTGAAGGAGTAGCCGACGTCATGTAGGACTGCTCGGTAAGGGGGTTTGTCAGGATCTGGGTGGGTGTAGTTGGGTCCCCAGACAAATTTGTGGAAATAGACAGGTTGGTTAGCAGAGAGCAGTTTGGGTTCAGCACAAAGCTGTTGGTAGGCACGCATGGCCTCACGGGCGTTCGTGAGACGGACAGTGCGGGCTTCCTTCACAGCCAAGGAGTTGTTGGGATTTTGGGAGGAGATCAGAGAGTGCAGTTTGGAGCGCAGGGAGCGGGGATTGGTTGGGAAAGGAATTTTCTGTCCAAAGTGGGCTGACCATTCTTGCCAGGTGACTGGAATTTGGGCGTCGAGTTTGGAGAGCATGGCGAGGGCGGCATTGTGGTTGAGAGTGCGGGTTTGAAAACGGACGGATGACTTGCGGGCGAGTTCATTGGCTTTGGAGGAGATGGCTTGGAGCATGGGTCTGACAATG